CATCCGCGTGCTCAAAATCAAAGGACCTGGCCAACTCATCCATCGGTTCTACGGAGCGATGCAGGTCGAGGTTGAGCCGGGGAAAACTTGGAGCGTTGTCCAGTCGCAAGACGATGGCGGCAAGGCCACGTTCACGATCCCGTTCGTTCGAAGCGGAGCTCAGAAGAATCCGCGCGCAGTCAGCAACGGTCTGGCTACCACGAAGGCTGCGGCGGCGCGTGCGAAGAAGTTCTCACTCGCTTCGTTCGTTGCCAAGTTGGACACGAGCGGATTCGAGGACGTGCGCGCGAACATTCTCGAGACCATCCAATACGCCAACAGTGCATTGGTCGAAGTGAATGGGCGCGTGTCCGGAGCACTCGCTACGCCTACGGTTATCGCTGGGCAAATACAATCGTTCGGCAACAACCTCGCGATTCTCATCGCTACGCCTCAGCGTGTTGACGAATTGGCCGATGGTTTATATTCGATCGTCGAGGCCATTTTTGGCGTCATCTCGCAAGCAGGGATCGCGCTACGCGATGACCTGAGGCAGCCGTTCGAAAAGGCTGCCGCTGCGCAGATTGCAGCGCGCAAAGTGATTGGTCTCAACCGCCAAACACGTAACCAAGTAGGCGCGCTCAACGCTGGAGCGAATCAAAACGAGCTGGTCATCGGGGCGCTGATCGGGCAGGCAGCGGCGATCGAAGCGGCGCGCGCAGCGGTGGATATGCCGTATGACTCGCGCGACTCTGCGCAGGCCGCGAGCTCTGACCTGTCAGCGCAACTAGCAAGCCTTGCTGAAGTGGCAGACGATGATGATTTATACGCAGCACTCACCGACACGCGCGTGGAGCTAGGCAAGTTTCTGTCGCGAGTTGCTGGCGACCTGCCGGGTGTTGTTGACTACACGCCGGTTCGCACGTTGCCAGCTTTGCTGATCGCGCATCGCGTTCACGGCGACGCGCGCCGATGCGAAGAAATCATCGCTCGAAACAACATCAAGAACCCGGGTTTTGTGGCCGGCGGTGTCGTGCTGAAGGTGCTCGCCGATGCATGAGGTATTGCTTCGCGTTGGCGATACCGAGATCGAAGGATGGACTTCGGTAACGATTCGCAAGAGCCTTGACCAGCTGGCAGACGAGTTCTCTATGGAGCTCAGCAGTCAGTGGCTTGACGATCGTGGCTCTTCGCAGCTAGACGGCGTGACTGCCGACTTCGTAAAGCGTGCCGCCTCGACTCTGACGACGGCTGACCTTTGCGAAATCGTTGTCGACGGCCAGGTTGTCATCACTGGCTACCTAGACGATTATGGATTCAACTACACGGCAACATCTGCTCGTCTGTCTGTGTCAGGTCGCAGCAAGGCTGGTGACCTTTGCGACTGCATGGCCTTTCGCGGCACCACCACGCATCAGCGAGCCGACAAGAAAAAGAAGGTCAACAAGAACCGGTTCTTGTGGGAAAATGCGACGCTTGCGCAAATCGCTGGCGACCTTTGCTCGCCGTTCGGCATCCAGTGCCTAGTGTCCGGTGTCGACGTAACCAGCCAACCGTTCAAACGCTTCCGTATTGAGCCAGGGGAGACTGTGTTCGACGCGCTCTCTCGCGCGGCAGAGCTTCGTGGCGCCATTCCAATCTCCACGCCAGATGGAGACATCGCCTTCGTTCGATCGAGCGGCATCTCGAGCGGAGCCGTAATTGAACTTGGCGCGAACGTGATCGAGGGATCGAAGCAATCGAGTCTTCGCGGGCGTTTCAGCGACTATCTGTTTCGCGGTCAGACATTCGCCGACGACACGGTCAACGGTGTGAAGGCCAGTGAGCTCGATGGATCCGTGCAAGACGACGCGGTCCCACGTTACCGGCCATGCATGATCATCGGCCAGCACCAAGGCAACAACGAGGACTTGGGAGCGCGCGCAATATGGGAGCGCAACGTGCGTGCTGGGCGCGCAGTGCGTCACCGTTATACCTTGGAAGGCTGGCTCAACAGCGCTGGCGTTCCATGGGAAACAAACACGCTCGTGAAAATCACAGACCACTGGTGCGGCGTAGACAGTGAGAAGTTACTTTGCTCGATCGAGCTGTCGATCGATAACAGCAGCTACACGGCGCAGCTTGAGCTAGTTGATGCGAGCGCGTTTTCGCCGAGCAAGGTTGTGAAACTTCCGCGCCAGGATGACGACGAATGATCGACCGTGAGCTGTATCGAGAGATTCGCCGCATGATCGCTCCAATCGAGGCGCGCGCGAAGCTTGCTGTCAGCCGCGCCATTGTGAACGCGATCAAGGATACGGTAGGCATCCAGTCTCTCAAGAGCACCATGATGCTCGATGAGGTCGACGACTACGCGCACATGCAGCCGGGCGGAATGACCCACGTGCCGCTGCCAGGTGCAGAGGGCATCTTCCTGTCAGTCGGCGGCAATCGCGGTGACGGCGTCGTTATATGCGTAAGCGATCGACGGCATAGACCGAAGGGCCTCGCGGGTGGTGAAACTGCCATATTCAATGACAGCGCGACCACTCAGACCGTGCTCAAGATTGCGGCCAATGGCGATGTCGCGATTGCTCTCGCGCCTGGTGCTGCACTGAAGGTTGGGACTGGCGCCGAGCCGGTTCTACGCGGGCTAACGTTCGTTGCTGCGCTCAACACGTTCGTTGCTGCTGTGAGCGCTTACGCAGCTGCGGCTGGCACTGCATTGCCATTGTTGGCGCCGGCCGGGGCGACGCTTTCGGCCGCAGCTACAGCGTTCTCGACAGCGCTTGGCACTGTGCAATCAACCGTCATCAAGGGGTCATAATGCTGCGACTCGTGCTGACTGGACCAACGTTCGAAGGCGACCTTTCACAGGAAGACGACGGCAGTCTTGTTGATGACGACGGGCTCGAAACTGTGCTGACCATCTCGCTGTTCACGGACGCTCAAGCGCCTACTGACTTGGTTCCACTTGGCGAAGATAGGCGCGGATTCTGGGCAGACAAGTTCGACGAAGACGAGCCTACGCTTTCGATTGGCTCTCTGATTTGGACGGTCACTGAATACGAGACGCTTTCCGATGCGTCTCTTGCCAAGATCAAAGGCTACGCAGAAGACGCTACAGCTTGGCTGGTCACCGACGCGGTCGCCGATCGCGTGGTTATCACGTGCGAACGCAATGGCGACGATGGCGCCAACTTGACCGCGCAAGTCTACAAAACAAACCAACCGAACTCACCCTACACGCAAACGTGGGAGCTATACTTTGCCGTTCACTAGGCCCACGTTCGCTCAGATTCGAGCGCGCGTAAAAACAGACATCCAAGGCGCGCTCGAAGGCACTGCTGCGTTCTTTCGCAGGTCTACAGAACGCGCCGCTGGCGAAGCTGTCACAGGCACGTCGCACCATCTGCACGGCCATCTTGACTGGGTGACGTTGCAGCTCGACCCGCGCACGGCCGACGATGTGAACGTGGAAAAAATCCACGGTGAACCTTACGGCGTGTTTCGAAACGCGGCCGTCAACGCTCAGCTTACGCTCGATGTGACTGGCACAAACGGCACCATCATTCCGGACACGACGGTTTGGGTTCGCGCTGATGGCGCTCGATACACCGTCGACGTAGATGGCACGATCGCGGCCGGAGTGGCAACGCTGGCCATCACCGCTGAAGTGGCAGACGGCGATAGCAACTGCGACGATGGAACCGAGTTGCTCATCGATGCGCCTATCGCCGGCTTGGACAACGATGGCGTGGTCGCTTCGACAACGGTTACAGGCTCAGATCAGGAAACGATCGACGCGTATCTCGATCGCGTTTTGTCGCGCCGGCAAGACCCGGTCGAAGGCGGCGCGAAGGGCGACTTTCGCGACTGGGTCATGGAGACAGGTGGCATCACTCGCGCGTGGGAATTCGATACCACTCCAGGACCTGGTCTGGTGACTGTGTTCGCGGTGAACGACGCTGGCACTCCGATTACGTTGACGGCCGCGAAAATCACGGAAGTACTTACGTACGTCGATCAACCTGGTCGCAAACCTGCAACGTCAACGCTGTTGCTGCCGCTGCCAACGTTGTATGAGATCGACCCAGCGATTCAGCTGTCGCCCAATACACCTACCGTTCAAGCCGCTGTCACCGCTGCACTGGAGGCGCACATCCTGACAGTGGCTACGCCTGCTGGGATGACATTACTGTGGTCTCAACTGAACGAGGCTATCAGCAGCGCGGCCGGCGAGATTGACCATAACCTGACATCTCCTGGCGATGACGTGGTGATTCCCTACGGCAGCTTGATCGTACTTGGCACTCCAGTGTATAGCGCGATGACATGACTGCTGATGATTTCGCTGCTCAAATGTCGGCGTTTTTGCCACCTGGCAAAGCATGGTCGAAAGACCGAGCGTCGGTTCTCACGAAGTTTATCAGCGGACTCGCGCCTGAATACGCGCGCGTGCAAGCGCGCGCTGAACAGGCACTGCTTGAGGCCAATCCGACGACCGCTGATGAGATGCTGGATGAATGGGAATTCATCCTCGGGCTTCCCGACTCGTGCACGGCCATTCCAACAACTACTGCTGGCAGACAAGCCGCAATCGCAGCTCGCCTACTTTCGTTCGGAGGCCACAACAACGCTGATTACGAGGCGATTGCGGTAGCCCTAGGCCACGCTGGTACGCAGGTGATTACGCGTCCGTATGAGCCGTTCGTCGCTGGTGTTGGCGCCGCTGGAGACCCTGCTTATAACGAGCAATGGGCCTTCGTTTACACAGTCGACTATCAAACAAATCTGGTCACTCTGCCTAACAATTTCTCTAGTGGATGGGCGAACGAAGTTAGTACGGCTGCCATCGCTGCGGACGTAGCAACGGGACCCAGCGGAGTGCTCGATGCGGACCGCATTACATACGCCGCGGCCGTGGCCTCACGTTCTTACTCGATCACAGCAGGCGGCGTGCCGACCGTCCAATCGCAATTCAGCGTTTGGCTCAAGTCTGAATCTGGAATCGTAAGCGTCGTGCTTACGCTCAAGGGTTCAGTTACGTCGCAGGCCACGACTGTGCTGGTCGACAACGTTTGGCAAAAATACACGATTCGTTATCAGAGCGACTCAGCGACGTACAAAGCGATCGTCGGCATCAACGGCGCGTCACCATTCGCCGTGCTCGCATGGGGGGCGTCGATTGGATACGTTGATCCGATTCTCGAGTGCAGACTGACGGCGATCAAACAAGCGCACTCGCGGCCTGAGTTTGAGCGCAAAAACGAATACCATCCGACTGCAGACGTGCTACTAGCCGACTATCTCGGCAACCTCGTAGTCGACTCTGGCGGTTACTTCCTGATTCCAGGATGAGGGCTCAATGAAGCGCATAACTGGTGCCTACGTAGACCCGACTGCAAACGGAGTCGGTAAGCCTGGATTTACCAACGGCGTGCCTGGTGTCACTGGCGCAACGGTCGTGCAGTATGACTGGCTGAACGCGGTACAAGAAGAGATCGCGCTTTCGATCGAAGGCGCTGGGATCACGCTCAATCCAGCGTCAAACACACAGCTTCTCGCTGCTATCCGCGCGCTGTCTGGAACGGCGATTATCAACGCCGCTCAGGTGCTCGGGAGCGACCACTCCAATTTCGACTTCGGCGAAACTGCGAGCTGGCCGAGCGGCGGGGTCGTTCGGTTCACGGTCGAAGATACAGACGCGCGCATCCTCGGGCTGTCGACGACTAGCATGTCGATCAACGCCAAGCTTCTGATCAATACAGACGCAACGTCGTACATCACGCTCGTGCATAACGACGCAACGCAATCGGCTGGCAACAAGCTGTTTTCGCCGAGTGGCGTTGATTTCGTGCTCCACCCTGGATGCGCTGTTCTGGTGTTCCGTGATGTCACGAGTCTGTATTGGCGAATCGTTGCAGACCGCCACAACGTAGCATTCAGCGGCACGCTCGTGTCGAAGGGTGCGGCTACGTTTGAGGCTGGTGTCCAGATTGGCACTGGCAGCGGCGCGATCATCACAGATACTGGAGCGATGGTGTCTGCTGGCGCCGCTTCGTTTGCTGGTGGATATCAGGTGCCAAACGCATCGAGCTCATCGGCTATCCAGTTCTCTGGCACGAAGCCAACGTACGTTACTTTGATCGATTTGAACGGCGGCAGCGGCACTGGGTGGACCACTGATGCCACTGACCCGGCTTACCTTGTCAACGTGTCGCCGACTGTGGCGAACATTTACACGAAGCGTGTATTTCTTCCGCACGGAGCGATCACGAACTACTTCGCTACCTTACTGTCGCAAGACACTGACACGGCTGCAGATCTGAAGGTTGAATTGATTCGCAAGTCAGTGTCTGGTGGCACATGGGGCGCGGTTACCGTGATCGCCACGTGCTCGCCGACTTCGTTTGGCGCCAGCCAGTACAAGACAACCGCCGTGACTCACACAGTCGACAACGTAAACGGCATGTATTTCGTGCGCATCACGGCATCTGACGCCGCTGGCATAACGAACGCCGTCTACTACTCTGCCATCGCTCTGCAAGACCCCGGACCAACAAACCAACGCTGAGGCAACGCAATGGCGCTTCCGACAAAACTCCATAGCGAGATGACACTCGCTGATGCGCATATTCTGCCTCGGTGGAGTGTTGCGAGCACAGCCGCTCGATTGGCCTTGTCAGTGGTCGCTGCGGACGTTGGCAAGTGCGCTCTGCAGACCGCGCCAGCTGGCTTGTGGCTGCTCACGAATCACTCGCCTATGACGTGGTTCCCGCTCGTGTCGAGAGGATGGGTAGGCTCGCGCGTCATCACTGGCGCTGACACGATTGTTCTCGAAGATGCTGGCGGGAAGATTTACAGCAACGTTGCCTCTGGACACGCTGTCACCATTCCGCTGAACGCGACGGTTACGTATACGGGCTTGGACGTGATTACTTGGATTCAGCAAGGCGCTGGCTCATTCACTGTGACGCCCGTCTCTGGCTCCGTTACGTTGATCCCGCCAAGTGGCAAGACGCTTGTCAGCAAGGGTGTTGGCGCCATCGTGCAAGCCACTCCGCGCACTGGCGCACTGGACACGTGGAACGTTTACGGTGACCTCGCATGAGTGCCGCAAGCGTGGCTGGTGTATGCGCTGGAAGGTCGGCATTACCTCAGCCGTGGACCACTATAGCCGGATGCAGACTTTGGGCTGAAGCGGGACTGTCGTCGGACACAGGGAACCCTACCTACAGCGTCACGTCGATTACTGATAGGGCAGGAGGGGCGGCGCTAAATGTTCCTGTATCCTTCGTGCGGACTGCCCCGCCAGCTCTCTACCCGATGGGAAATCTGACAACCGTCCACAGCATCTCACGCAGCGGCAACGCAACGATGCTGACGGCTGCGAACAACGGTGATTACTCATTCGCATTTCGCGGCCAACGCGCTGCTGCGAATCAGCCGATGTGGGGCATCCACAACTCAGTCAACAGTCGCTTGACGAACATATTCTTCGATGCGTCAACGATCCGCTTGCAACGCGATAACGGCGGTGGATCCACGTACTGGCTTGTCGGAGGGCAGTCGTTCACCGTCGGGACATTGTACACAGTCGGCGTCAGCGTTGATCGCGTCAACGGCACAACCACGACTTCGTACTTCTACCTAAACGGCGCGCTCGTCGGGTCGCAGTCGCAGACCACACTGGATATCGACTTCACCGGATCTAGCGAATTGATCGGATCAATCATCGCCGGTATATCACCGCGTGGCGCGTATGTTGGCGGCGGCAATTGGAGCACGTTGCTGACCGGACCAGACCATTTAGTAATTCACAACTACCTATCAGCTACTTACCCGTAGCGAAGGAGTCTGAATGTCAAACGCCGTAACCGAAGCTGCAACCGTAGTGCCACCAGCTATTTATGGTGGAGTTGCTGGCACCAAATACGCTGAATCTGTTGGAACTACCCACGTTGTCAGGCCGCTAAGTTCCGCTTGGGTTGGGCGGCGAGTATCTGTGTCCACATCAGGTGGCCGATGCGCGTTCGTTATCGGGACAGCAAACACTGTCGAGGCTGATGTAAACGCGGTCGTGACTGGCGCTACGTCGGCTGGTTGGACTGACAATCAGAAGATTGGCAATCAGATTTCAGACGGCGAGACGAGGGATTTCTTCATTCCCATGCTTCTCGATGGCGTGCCGTTCACGCATTTCTCGGTTGAATGCAGCGCTACGGCATTGGTCACCATTCTGCCAAGCGACCTCATCAACACCAATCCCGCTCACAGCCATCGGCCGCAATGAGCCTGCCTATCGAGCGACTTCTTGACCGCATCTCCACTCAGCTAACGGGCCTATCCGCCGACCTGCGAGACACCAACTCGTCAGTCAAAGACCTCGATTCGAAGCTCGATTTGATGGCGCTGAAAACGGCTGTCATGGAGGTCGAGAGTAAGACGCTGCGGCGCGATCTCGAGAATTCCGAACGTGGATTGCGCGAAAGAATCGAGTCAACGCGAACGCTCGCAATCAACGTGGAGAAGGCGCAGCAAGCACACAACGCGCACGTGATGATGCCATCCAACTCGGTCGGCTCAACGTCGCAAAACATCGACGTGTTGCCCATCCTGAACTCGCGCAAGCCGGGGCTGATGGCGGCGGTATTCACTGTGCTATCTGCGGTTGCTGGCGGGCTCTACACCCTATTCGAAAACATCAGCCACAAGAAGTGAGGCCTCATGGATGACCAGGTTATCGTCGACCTTTTGATGCGCGGCGTTGACTTGATTCCGCCGCAGCAAGCGCAGTGGATTGCCGCGTTCCTGTTGATTGTGATCGCGATTCGAACGGGCCTCGCGGGTGCCGAGCGCTTCTTCTACGAACTCGACATTCGGCTGGATGGTGAGAGCAATTGGAAATGGGTGGCTTACTTCGGCGATGCGGCGCGCGGCATGGATAAGGTGTTTGCGTGGATGCCAGTCAAAGCTATCTTCGAGCGATTCCTGAAACCACGGGGTAGCAAGTGAGTAGGTCGGACAAGATTGAAAAGGCTGCACAAGCGATCGGCGTAGTGGCCTCGGTCGTGCCGGTTGCGACGAAGGCGGTTGGTTGGATTCGCAAGATCGTGCAGCGCATCAAAGCGCGCCGTGCCGCCAGGCGAGCTGGCAAGAACAAGGCGTTCGACGCGGCTGTTGCGCGGGAGTTGGCCAACGAAGGTATGGATCTCGCCGACGAAGTCACGAACGCAGTGCGTAAGGTCAAGAAAAGTGGTAAGGGGCTGCGGTGAAAATACTATCCTTCGCGCCACTGCGTAACAGCGATGGCTTGCGTGACGCGGCCGAGTTTCAAAACGAAGCATCCCGCTTCTCGCGCCACATGCAGGAAACCTACGCGGCCCAGTCGCAGGTGGTTCTGTTCGATAATCGTGGCGAGCTGCACGACCGGCGCGAGGTGGTGATTCCGCACCTGCTCACTTCGAAGCCGCTCGATGTGCTAGCGTTTTTTTGTCATGGCTGGCCAGACGGTATTCAGGCTGGCTTCTCGAGCGCGCATGCTCGTCTGCTCGCGCGTGAGGTGGCCACGGTGAGCTCCAGCAAGTTGACCGTGATGCTCTACTGCTGCTCGACTGGAGCAGACAAGCGCGCGGATACAGATGAGCTGTTGGACCCTGGGCCTGGCGGCGATAACGGATTCGCTGACCGCCTTCGTGACGAGCTGTTTGCGGCTGGCGTCACTGCGACGGTCTACGCGCACTCTACCAAGGGGCACACGTCGGCTAACCCGCGCGTTCGCATCTTCACTCCGGGCGCGCAGAAGGGCGGCAATTGGATCGTGGCGCCCGGATCGAAGCATTGGTCGAAGTGGCGCGCGGCTCTGCAGTTTGTCGAGAAGCGCGGAGGAAAGAACTTCGTGAACGAAGAAAATACGTTCAGGTTCGATTTCCCGTTCATGTCGACTGAGCAGATTCAAACCAAGCTGGAGGCAACGTGAGCATGCGGCGGCGCATGGGTGGCGCTGGCATGCGGCGCGGCTCGCGAAGCCAGGGACGCGTTACGTCGGCGCCGGCTTACACTCCGGCATCTGAGGCCGGCTACACGGCGTGGTTCGATCCCACGTCCGGATACACGAAGTCTACTGGCGTTCTGTTGGACGGCAGATTGTCGCTGCTAGCGGACCGTTCCGGGACGTACTCGATTGCCCAGTTGACGACCGGTAATCAGCCGTTGTGGAGCAACACTGGCATACTTGGGCGCGCCGCTGCGTACTACGTGACAGACGACTACATGAGTACGCTTGACGGCGTGCTGGCTGGGATTCTGGACGGCACGCAGGCGTACACGACCTATGCGGTCATTGACCGTGATTCAGCAGCTCTAGATGATCCGATTTGGTCGCTCGGCGTTGCTGCCTCGGGAAATCACAACGTGGCGCATCGCGCGCTCGCTTCGAACGATTATATAGCGCGCGCGCAAGCCGGATCAGTCACCACGAGTACAGGGACGCAAACCGTGGGGGCTTCGCCCGTGCGCATCACCGCGATGTTCACTGGCACGACAGTGAGCGGATGGATTGGCAGCGCACTGAGCATAAACGCCGCTGCGAATATCCAGGCTCCTGTATGCGATCGTTTCTTCGTTGGCACTAACAGATACACTGGCAGCTTTCTCCAGTACTTCAGCGGCTGGATCGGCGACATTTTGATCTACACATCTGCCCACGACGCCGCGGCACGCGCGCGTGTTTGGGCCTATCTGCAGACACTTTATGTGGGGTTGGCGTGAAATACATTGAAGTCGAGCAAGGGTCTGACGAGCACCTTGCGGTAGTTCGTGAGTGCCGAAAGCAGGCGATCAAGCCACTCGGTATTCACCCAGCTGCGGCGCATCTCGTTCGCGAGACGTTTGCACTGGATGGCACTGACATCGAGAACATCGGTTGGACGGTCGAGTACGATGAACAACCGCACCCTGAGTTCGATGGCGTTGCGAACAAGACGATTCTTGTGCGCGTGGAAGATCGTATTGCTGCGAAGGTCGACGGCAAGAATCTCGATGTTCCTAACACAGCGCGTAAGGTCAAAGTTCGCGCGCTCGCGGCAGTCGAGCCGCCTGAATACGACACTGCGCGCAAGGCGAAGCAAGCTGAAGCCGAGAAACCTCTCAAAGAGAAAGCCGCTAAATGAGCACCATCTGGATCGACTCCAATGACCCGCACGTCACCGAGGGCATTATGCTCGTCGGCGACGAATCCGTTGACCCGCCGGGGTACATCCACCCGATTTTTTACGCACTCGGGTGGGCTCCTCCCGGGCCGTACGTTCGCGGCGTCTATCCCAACGCGGCCTTCTACACGCGCTGGACTACAGAACCAGAGCGCCACCCTGACTACGATGACGACCAGTCACCAAACTATCACCGCGCCATCGTCGGATGCGAAGATTGGCAGGCCGAACTGTGCTTCGACCGCGAGATCGAAGTCACCATCGGCGAGGTGACACGTACTGTTACGTTGCCGTCGTCGGGCACTGTCGGAAAGCCGAGCGATTGGCCAGTACCTCCCGAGTGGCCATGATCCGCCTATCAGACGCGCTGCAAGCTATCGTCCTCGCCTTCATTCTCGCGCTTGTGACTGGCATCCTGTCAGCATGCGCGCGTCCTCCTATCACCGCTGAGCGACGTGGCGCCTTCGAAGCGATTGAGCGCGGGTGGTACCTTGCGGGCAATCCGCCGGCCGGCGACTGCCTCAAGGGCGCTCGCGTCAAGGTAGCCGACGACCTCGACGAAATGCACGCGCGTTGCTACGAGTTCCACGCGACGTACGCCGGTTGCCTTGCCTCATACGCGCGGGGCATTGGAGGGCGACGTGATGGCATCCTCGTGATGGTCGCGCCTGGCTACGAGCACGACTTGTCGCTCATTGGGCACGAGGCCGCGCATGCCCTCGTAAAATGCACCGAGATGGGGCCGGAAGGAGACCCGTTCGACTCTGCCCATTCCTTGCCCTCCGTGTGGCAAGCGGCCGGTGGGGCGGCGAGCGCGCAGGCGTTGAGCAGTCAGTAAACAAACCACGCGAACGCAACGATCGCCGCGACTTCAAGCGCGACAAAAAAACGCACTGCTAAATCAGTGCCATCATCTACTGATCCATGCTCCATCTTCACCATGCGCACCGGTTCTACAGCGCCGCACTTGCAATAGTGGCTGTCGCAAACAACCGCACCGCAAGACATGCATTGGTCGTCTCCTACGCATCCTCTGTGGCAATACCAGCAATGCATCACATCTTACCTTCGCTCTTCAGAAACGCTTCTTTTCGAAGCCGATCCACGATGAAGAACAGCTCCTGCGCGTCTGCGTTCGTCATCTTGACGAGAAAACTAGCACGCACGCGTTCGAACACTTCGCGTTCACGATCTGTCAAGATATCGTGCTCGTAAATGAACCGCTTCATTTTACAACCTTCCTTGCGTCGCGCTTCGTTTTCTTCGCGATGGCCTTCGAGCGCTTGTCTTCTTGTCGCTTCAGCTCGTGACCTAACGCGGTGATGATGGCGCTGTAGTCGTTCGCGATTTTTTCCGAGACAACGAAGAACGAATCGAACGGGATGCCTTCGATCTGCACCTGCTCTCCGACTTCGCTCTTCCCATCTTCGCGGCGCTTCTTGTTGCTCACACGCTTGGCATCTTCGCGTTTGCCCCAATAGCCGCCACCATTCTTGGCGCCAGCGTGCTCTGTTTTTGTGCGCGATCGCGTGGTCATCAGAAATCTCCCTTCGCGCCGTATGCAGCGTGGATGCTCGCCGCATCGCGACGCATCACGCTGTCAGTCATCGCCGCGCGAATCATCTCGGATGTGTAAACCTTCTCGGCAAAGCGCTCGCATTGCCAGACCTTCTGACCGGCCACGAACGACTTGACGGCTGGCAGCATCAACTCTTCGATCGCGTGCGCGTTAGTGCTTGGCTGGCCGCACTCGTCGCTCGGCCCATACTCTTCATCGAACTTCTCTATGAGATTGAACGCCAAGTCTTTGGCCCACGATCGCATCTCTTCATATGAGACGACGCGTCGTTTATATCCGACGACTACGCATGCGTAGTTGATGTCATCGATGACCACGTCGGGACCGTAGACGTCGCCTATCCACTCGACCAATGCGTCGATCGGGCTTGTGTGGCGAAACGATTCTTGTTCGCCAATCACGAATAGATCGCAGTCGTGAAATACCGAATCGGTCATTTTTTGCCTCCGTTGAGCCACCGGTTATTGCCTTCGCAGAAATCACGATCACTCATCAGAATGCCTCGGGCTCATGCGTTTGGCGCGCGCCGCTGATGATCTGACTATCGCGAAGCTCGTTGGCCTCTTGCCATTGAGGCGGGACCGCCGATCGTGCCGCTTCAATGCGATCGCGGTAGTCCCACGACTTGTGTCCGCTGAAGCAGTAGACCGCCGCGTGCGTACCGTAGTTGTAGCGGCAGCGTGAGAGGGCTTCATCGGCTGATGCGCGTGAGAAGAACGGGCCCGTGATCATGTCAGCAACCGCGTGAACGCATCCATCCTTTCGGATGATTCCTAGTCGCGGGTCGACGATTGCCCACCATGGATACGCAGTGCCTTCGGTGTCTCCCGAGGTTGTGATTTTTTCGTCAGTCATGGCTTCCATCCTGTATCGAGAGTCTCAGGCGTCTACGGGCATCATCCGCCCACGCGCCATGCGGATCTAGTTTTATGTATCTACGCCAGTGGCGGGCCGATTTTAGCGATTCGCCAGATTCAGTAAGCGCCATGGCCAGATTGTAGTGGGCGTCAGCGAAGTCGGGGTCGCTGGCGATGGTCGCTTCGAAGCGACCGACCGCTGCGTCCATGTTGCCGCGTTCGTACTCGAGAAAACCGAGGTTGTAGTTGGCCTCGGGTATGTCGCTGTCGACGTCCAACGCTTGCAGGTACAACCGTTCCGCGAGTCGTTTGTTGTCCCTGCGAAAGTGGACATTGGCTAGATTGACGATTGCGTTGACGTGATTGTTGTCGAGATCTATGGCACGCTCGTACAAGGATGCCGCGCGGTCCCATGTGGCTGGTGACTCGTCTAGTCTACAGCCTTCGATGTAGCAACGTTGCGCTTCACTCGACGCACGCGAAGCGCTGTTTTTGGTCGGTCCACCACTAACGCGCAGGCCTGACACAAAGTCGACTCTGATGACGTTTGTTTCGACTTCTTTCATGGCAGCTTCCCGTGTTTCGTGAACAACGCTTCGCGAGTCAAATCTGATACGCTCATCCCGAGTTGGCGCGCGCACTTGCGAATCGCCTTCTTCTCGCGATCGGTGACGCGCACGTAGATGCGCTCGACCATCGCTTCTTCGCCGTCTCGTAGTTTGCGGGTCATAGATTCCACCCTCGCTCGTGCATGCGATTGCACTGCGCGCGGTGGGCCATTTCCTCGGCGTAGTACGCGAGCATCATCACGCCGACAATCGCCTGCCAGATGAGCTGGCCTTGCAGGAGGCGCGTTTGGCGGCTGTCATTCTTCACATGCCGGATGACCTGATCGTCCCACACGACGCTCAATATATTACCCCATGTCACTGACAGCAGTGTGCGCATCACGCCTGGTTTCTCTTGATGCTTCTGCGAGCCATGCACTTCGTTCACGATCGCAGAAGTTAGAATGCCATTTCGCTCGAATACGACGCCGTCACCCACTTCAAAAGTCGGCATTGGACACTCCATGGTACGCGCTCGGGCTGCGGCGATACGCTTCGGCGTCGCCAACCTGCTCGCGAGTCTCGTCGCACAGAAACTCCAGGTGCGTCGTGAGCTCTTCGATCAAATGCTTGCCGATCACGACCGAGGTGGACACAGCGAAGTCCTCGCCGATGAGCGGCTCGAGAAGCAGATACGCAGTGTCGCCAACCGCGTCAGCTGTCAGCTCGATGAGCTGCTCAACCGCGTTGCGAATCTCTCCGGCGATCGTGCTGTACGGGCCATCCTCGTCGCAGTCGTGCCAGTCGTAATCGCGCGTTGATGCGTCGTCCAAGATCATGACGAACACAGCGCGCGCTGCACGGTCATTGTCGTGCGCGATGGCCGCATGGGCCGCGCGGTGCAGCGGGCATTCTTTGGGACCGATCATTTTGCATTCTCCCGCTCACAGCGTACGTAGTCGCTAGGCGTCATGCCAGCTTCTTTGGCCTTCGCGCAAAGCTCTAGCCATTGTGGATACGTCCAACTATCTCTCGCGCTTTTCTGCTTCACTTCGCACTCTCCCGCATCGCGATCCAGAGGTCGCGTCGACGTTCCAGGTCTTTCGTGCACCGGCCTTCCCGAGCGGCGAATCGGATGCGGCGCGACAAAACCGTGATGTTTGCGTTGATGGCTTCGATGGTCACGAGCCGACCGTATCGTAGCAAGACTGCGCAGCTGCCGTCAGGATGGCATCGAGCCTGACGCGAAGCGTCTCGGGACCGGCGACGCTGAGCGATTTCAATAACTCGCTGGACACCCAGTAATCCGCCGACGGCCCGTAGCTGGTCCACTGGCCATCGTATTCATCGCGCACGAGCGTGACCTCACCGTACAACTCGGAGCCATCGGCAAGAATCACTTGCACATCAACATCCATGCCACACTTCACGCCAGTAGTCGTTTCCTTGGCATCCATGCAAATGACTTCAATCATCGTCGTCTCCCTCGGTCACTAGCTACGACCTAAAGACAGGTTATCGTGGTCCCGAATCGTACGCACGATAAATCGGCTTGACGGTGATTCACCTCACCACCTCCACGTAAAAGTGAATCTCAAGCCTATCGCACCAGCGCCGTTGGAATAGGAGCCGCTCCCAATCGCTGCCGCGCGCCCGAGGTATCGTGGCCTCCATCAACTCTTGCGCCATTATCTCCGTGGGCGTGAGCTCAAGGATGCACGATCTTCCATCGCGCGTGTGGGCTGGGACCATTATCAGTGGCTCCAGACGAGGGCGATGGGGGCGGAAGAAAAAACCCATTGGTCAGCAGACGTCTTTCTCTTTGGGCATGTCGCGCGTGAGTTCGTAGAACAGCCCTTGGTTTTGGCCACCTTGCGAGATGCTGTATCGCTTCCGCTCAGACCGCTCGACCATCGCGATTAGACGGTTGAGATGGTCCTCGCGCTTCATTGGGCATGACGGGCGACTCTTGCGGAAAAGCGTCGATCCGTCGCGCACGTGAGCGGTAAAACCTCGATTTGACGCTGTCTGATAGTCCCATTTGAGCGCATCTCGACACGCTTCTTTGAAGGCCTTCAAATGCGCCTTCTCATCGATCGCGTGCTGCTTGATAGCCTCCGTGTCCTGCTTCTTGGCGATGGGCAGGAGAGCACGCAGTGCGACCAAAAGCTGGTCTTTGGAGAATCGCAAAACCGGCGCGTTGTTCATTCTGACACCTCCACTTCAAGCCACAGAATATGTCTGTCGAATCTGGACCCTGGGAAGCTAGTCGGGGCAGTTAGTTGATCGTAAGACGCACCGTTAACGCGAACCTTCTTGCCTGCCAAGTGCGCGTCTAGCCATGTGCCCGGTGACACGGTTTCGAGAACCACGGTAGCAGGCTCGGGCGCGAGGCGATCGAGTAGCGCCAACTCTGCTTGGTTTGCGGTTATATGATTGAACAATATGCTGCCACTCAAGTACGCCTGAACCGACGCGCGTAACGCATCAACAACATCGCGCTCTTCAGGAGTTAGCTTGTCTGCACTGAGCGTGACTGCGCGGCGGTAACCGATTGTCGGGATGTCGGTCATCACAGTTTCTCCAGTCCGTTCTTGAATCCAGGCAAAAACCTCACACCTCTGGTCGGGTCAACTGCAGGACGCCAGACCATTCCGCATTTCTGGCACGCATGCGTGTGATGGCTTGTCGTCGCAAATTTGTCTTCGTCGATATGTCTAGATCCGCACGACGGGCACCAAAGAAGCATGTCAATACTTCGCGACTCTAGGTAAGCAACGTGCTCGATTAGCCCGCGCACGCGAGATTCGTGAAACCAATCCGCGCCCTGCTCAAGCATCGCAATCACATCATTCTTGTGGTCGAAGTGGTCGCGCTCCATCACAGTTTCTCCGCTCTCTTTTTTTCCATAATCGCGCGTTCCAAGTACACGCGTTCGTCAGGGTAGGTCGCGGTGAACGGTTCTTGTTCCGTGTAATCAACCGTAGACGAGTTCAAATCCCAACCTTCAGCGACATGATTACTGATCACGGCTCCATAGACTTTGTGAGCCCGCGCCTCGCCCACTGTAAGGCCACCATACACTCGCACGATCTCGGGTGACCCTTCTCTGGTCTCCAACCAGGTTGTCCGTTTGGCTACCGGGCCAGTGGGCTCGACGAGGAGTCCTGACTCTTGTTGGATTACTCGCGCTGCGTTCTTTCGTGTGATGTCGAAGTAGGATTCCGACGCGTTCACTCCTGCGTAAGCGCCGCCTGTCAGTTGCAGCGCGTGAAGCTCGCCGTTCAGGCGGTGCACTTCCTTGCGCAGGTCGGACGCTTCTTGCTTGGCGTCGAGCGCGGCCAGGTCGAGGCGGTTGATTTCCTCGGACATGCTTTTTACTTGCAGCTTGAAGTCGGCCACCTGCAAACGCAGTGAGTCGGCAGACTCTAGTGCAGAGTTGAGCGCTTGCTCGTGTACGCGCTCTAGTTCTTTGCAGCGCGCGTCAATCGCAGCTGCCAGCGCAAGTTTGCTGCTTGGCTCTTCAAGTAGCTCATCCAGCTCACGTTGCTTCGAGATAAGCGTCTCGATGATCGGCGCAACGACCGTCTTAGCGGCCTTCAGCTCTGCCTCGAGCACGCGGATGCGCTCGATGTAGCCACGGTGCTCGGCTGATAGCGTAGCGAGGCGCTCGTGTTCTTGTTGGTTCAGTGTCACTTCGCTTCTCCAAACTTCTCGTTGAGCGCTTCAGCGAATACATCGCCGATGATTTTCTGCATGCGTTTTGCCCATGGAGATCCAAACTTCGACAGCCTTCCCCAACCGCGAACATCCATGATGCGATCGTTGTTGGCGTCGAGGATCGTGAGGCCGTTCTTGTCGCATCGCACCGGTAGCTTCACGTGTTTGCGAAGCAGTTCGATTTGCTCGTCGGTCAGCATGGAACGGCCTCGAATTCAGGGTCGCCGACAGGCAACAGTTCTTCTGTCGCGCATGTCACAGCGTCATCAAGGTCAATCCCGTAGTGCGCTTTTCCACTGCAATCTCCATACTCATCTGCAAGCGGGTGATCGTCTGTGACGTGCCAGAAAAATAAACCTCCAATCGCGCGAATAACGATCTCTGTTTTACCGCTTTTGTATTTCCACTCGTCGTTCGGCATCACGTCTTCACCCGCACGTTGGCAGCAAACTCGCCCTTCGGGCCGTCGACCGAATCGAATTCGACATGCGCGCCCTCGGGCAGGCTGCGGTAACCGTCAGCCTCGATCGATGTGTGATGGACGAACACGTCCTTGCCGTCATCGCGTGCGATGAAACCGAAGCCCTTGTCATCGTTGAACCACTTCACGGTGCCATGAGACATGTTGTGAAACTCCATTTGCAATGCGCCAACAAGGCGCGAAAATCAGCCTTCGTATCGTGAACGCTCGAGAGGCTTACGGCGCGTCTCCGGCGCCTGGCTCGGCGTTGAGAACCTCGCCGGTCTTCTGGTCCCAATCAACGTCTATGCCGTGGGCAGATAGCGCTTTCACAACTTCAGGATCGGCGGCGCTGAACTGAAGCGCGCCGCTCTCCGGGGCCTCGTCAAACGCAACGGCGCGAGCCACGTCGGCAGATCGTGGCAGCCATCGGAACAAGCGGCGCACTGCAGTCTTGAGAGCCATCGGCTCGTAGTCAGCTTTCCATGGTCCTGATTTGCCGCCACCCGCCGAGCGCGCGCGGAAACGCTCAACCTCCGCGTACGTCAGGACCACGAAAATCTTCTCGCCGTTCTCCAAACTAGCAACGGCGTACACGTGCGTGAGCGGTTTGTTTGATCGGTTCGCGTCGCTGCTTGGCTTGTGATTCAACGTTGGGTTGAGCCCGAGCGTCCAGTCGAACGTGTCGCCCTCGTAGACGGCGTGCGCGTAGATGCTGCGCACCAATCCACTGCGGCGCGCCAGGTCCATCATGCCGTAGTAGCCGATGATCAGCTGGCATTCTGTGCCATACGGAATCAAGTACGCGTGGCCGAGTGGCGTGTTGACCTCGAGACCGAGCTGCGACGCTTGCACGATGGCGCCGAGGAATGACTGCGGCGTGCACATCGTCAGCTTGTTGTTCACCGAGAGCGCCGTAAGCCCGATGCGGAGCATGCGGTCAGGGTCGAGGTGCTTCGGAAGCGCCGTGCGAATCTCAGGCGCCAACTTGTCCAGAAGCTGGTGCATTTCGGTCGGCAATCGTTTGCCTTCCTCGCGCTTCACGATGCGCCCATTCGCCTCAGTCACCGGTCCAACGGCCATCACTCGCCACCTTTCAGCGCGACCCGGCGCAGCGTGCGCGAGCCTGTTTTTGTTTGCTTGTATGTCCAACTACTTCCATCCGGAAGGATGGCTTCTGACGCGTCCTTGAACTCGGCGCGCAGGCGATTCTCTATCTCGTCGATACTCGATTTCGTGTCCTTGTTCAAGCGTTTTAGACGCTCGATTTCGGCGGCGCGCGCGAGCCATTCGTGGTCGAGGTAGAGCGTTTGTTTGGGATTGTTCGAAGGCCACCTGTCGCCGATTGCTTTGCGTGTGGATTCGCTCCCGTCGATCGCTGGTAGGCGGCCGGCCACGCATTCCTCCGTGAACCGGCGCGACATGTTCACGATCTGACGGTCTGATATTTCAGAGCGCTTGATTTCGTCCCACACGAGCTTGTTACCAGCGACTAGGCCAGCGGCGATGCACGTGTCGACTCCGCACACGATCGCCTCCGTGCGGCACTGCGCCTCGTAATAGTCCGGCACGCCATCGCGCCAGTGGTCTGCCATCCATGTGCCAATGTTCTTGATTTGCAGCGGGCGCCAGCCTTGGAGCGCTGGCAACAGGTCGCTCATATCCATCGGGAGACCTTCGGACATTCGCCCGCGTATTATCTTGATCGCTCCGGTCAAGTAATACTCGTCTTCATGCGTGGCCGAAGACGACGGCCGACAGAACGCGTCGGGCGTCGCCGTCAACCACGGGAACTCGACAGATTGAAGCGTCAATCCGAACGGCACAACGCGATGAGCGGTGCGCTTTCCGAAGCCGTCAGCGATGGCGTCTTCGAGCTGGTTGCCCCAAAAAACGCACTCGTTATCGTCGAAATCTTCCTGATCCAACTCGCCCGTTTTCTCGCACGCGAGACGATAGGCTGACTTGAAGCGACTCAGCCCGAGCACCGACGCTACGTCACTCGCTCCGACCGTGGTCGGAAGTTTGCGTGCCGCTAGCCACTTTTCGCGATCCTTGGAGTCGCCGATGATTGTGAAAGCGCTCACGGTGACTCCATTGCTACTGCCAACAGCCACCACAGCAGACCGGTAAACCCGTACGCGTAGCCGTAGGCATGGCCTTGCAGCCAGCCGTCTACGATTGCGCGTTGGAGAGGCGAGAGGTGTTCGAAGTTTTTCACGTGCCCTCGCTTTCCTGCTGGCGCCACGTTGGCAGAATGCTGGCAGCAACGCGGTCCAACTCCTGAGCGCGCATCTCCACGTCGACGCGATCGGCGAGCGCTTGGATGCGCCGGGCTCGCTGCGATGCGAGAAAAACGCGGTACGAATCTTCGAAGTGGTCTCTCATTTTGACGGCCCGTTAGCGACCCATGCGTCGGTCGCGAGAGTGGTGAGAACGGTGGCGTCGAGGTTGAGGTTTGCCAGGGTGCGGCTCATGTTTGAGCGCCAGGCATTGCGCCACTCGCTTACGCGTAATCCGCGACCGCCAATTGCAGGATTGTCATGATCGCGCTGCAATTGCCGAACGAGAGCCTCGTGGCCGACCGCCTCTCGGATGGCGATTGGAACCGCTCGCCAACTACTCTCGTACGAAGAGAGTTCAGGCGGCATTTCGTCCACACACCAGCCAGCGGCGCAGCGCTTGCCATCGGGCGCGAGGTACATGCAACGCGTTGCGCTCCCTTCGCCGACCACGCTCGGTTCGCCCTGCGCCACTAGGCACGTGATGACGTGGTCGACTAATTCTTGCTGCGTTCTCATTTCCTACCTAAATCGGTGAGTGGTTGCTGACATGTAATCGAACACGAGAGACCTTGCGGCGCCCATTCTTGGCACGCGGATTGACAGCGCGCATCCGACCTTTACGCCGCGTGCAAGCGCTTTGCGCGAGGCTTCGTTGATCAGCGCGCACTGGTTGCGATCGGAAGCGTACCAGTCATCAGGCACGCGCATGCGCTGTTTGTGGATTTGGCCGACGACTGGCGTTCCGAACTCGACGATGGCGTATTTCACTTCGACACCAACACCGCAAGCGTACCAGCGGCCATTGCCGTGCGTGTGGCAATGAACGCGGCCTGCTTCGCGAGCTTGCGGGCGGCGGCAAGCTTCTCGGCGGTCGTTTGCTTCGTGTTCATCTAGCTATCGTGCGCTCGATATAAACAAATCGCAATCACAAAACGACATAGCCGGACGCGTCCGCGGACTAGTCCGATAGGACTTGCGTGAATCGCCCGGAGAGATTACGAATATGGCATGAGCAACGTTGGATTACGGATGCTGGCATGCCGCGAAGCGAAAGGCTGGTCACAAGAACGACTGGCGCAGCGAGCTCGGTGCAGTCTGTCAGCAATATCACGGTACGAGCGCGGCGTTCGCGTTCCTGAGTCGCGCGTGCTGAAGGCTATTGCAAAAGCCCTCGGCGTGCGTTTAGAGAAGCTGACGTACGAAAGGAGCAAGTGATGACGGTGTTTGCACGCAAGGTTGACTACGGCGACGAAGAGACCTCGCCGGGTGCGGGCCTGTTTTACGCGGCCAATTTCGCCGAGGTGAAGTGCGGCGAGCTCGCTAAGCGCCTCAGCCGAAGTAGCTCTTACAGCGTGTCGTTTCGGATTCTCGACGATTGCCGCGGCGTGGTAGGCACCGCGGTGTATCGCGATGAGCTCGGCAAACACGTGCTCGTGACGCGTGTCTCGAACGGCGTGAGTGACGCTGCGGAGCGGTTGCACGGCATGCTGAGGGGCGAGTGATGGCGGTCTGGTGCGTCTTGAGCTATCGATGCCACGGCTTCGGGCAATTCAGATCCGTCTGCGTGTTCGACTGGTGCGACGAATGCGTCGAGGACTTGAACGAGTTCTATCGTCTCGAGCCGATCGACGCGTTGATTCGTTTTTTCGGTCGCTACCAAGAATCCGGAGAAGTTGAGTTGGTGTTTGCTGAGGATCAAGAGGTTGTAAACTCATGACGTCATACGAAGATTTCGTCGCATCCAAACTCATTCACGTGCCTCCTACGGGCATCGAGGGCGCGAAGGTCGAGTCGCCTCACCTGTTCGAATTCCAGCGCGTGCTGACTGAATGGGCGCTGCGACGTGGCAGATGCGCGGTGTTTGCGAACCTTGGACTAGGCAAGTCGCGCATCGGGTTGACGTGGTCAGACACGCTCGTGCGTCACACCAACAAGCCGGCGCTCCTGCTCACTCCGCTGTCTGTCGCGAAGCAAATGCAGCGCGAGGCTGAGGCGATTGGCATCGAGGCGCGAGTGGTGCGTGATCAGTCTGAAGTCAAAGGATCATGCGTCAACATCGCGAACTACGAGCGGCTCCACAGGTTCGATGCATCTGCGTTCGGGGCCGTTGGTTACGACGAATCGTCGTGCGTGAAGGGCCTTGGGAGCAAGACGCTTTCGCAGCTCGATGCGGCGTTTGGACAGACGCAATTTCGGCTCGCGATGACAGCGACTCCGGCGCCAAACTCGTACGAAGAACTCGGTCAGCATTGCCGGCTGCTGAGTGTCTGCTCCAGCAGCGAGATGCTCGCAGAATATTTCACGCACGATGGCGGCGACACGGCGAAATGGCGATTGAAGCACCACGGGCGCGCGAAGTTTTGGGAGTTCGTGGCGTCATGGGGCGCGCTTGTGCGATCGCCGGCAGACCTCGGGTTCGACGCGACTCTGTACAATCTTCCGCCAGTGAACTACCAAAACCACATCATCCAAGCGGATGCCGAAACGGTGCGCGCGTCCGGCCATCTCTTCGCTGAGCGCGCGCGAACGCTGAGTGATAGGCGATCGGCCAAGCGTGCCTCGATTGAGGGCCGCATTGGCGGATGCATCGATCTGGTCAACGCCAGCGACGAGGCGTGGGTCGTGTTCTGCGAGCTGAACGATGAGTCGAAGGCTCTCGCGCGCGGCATCAACGGAGCGGTCGAGTTGACCGGATCGATGGACCTCGACGAGAAGGAAGAAGCGATGGACGCGTTCCTTAGCGGCGGCGCGCGCGTTATCGTTTCCAAGCCTTCGTTGTGCGGGCACGGGGTCAACATGCAGCACTGCCACAACATGGCGTTTGCGAGCGTGTCTGACAGTTGGGAGCAGCGCCATCAGGCCATCGGCCGCATTCATAGATTCGGCCAGAAAAACGAGTGCAACGTGCATTCGTTTCTCAGCGAGTTGGAGCTGAACGTGTTGGACAATATCGAGCGCAAAGCGCGCGACGCTGCGGCTATGTCCGACGAGCTCGCCGCTGAATGCGTGGCGCATGTTCGAGCGAACGTTATCGGCCAAAAAAAGGTTGTAAACGAGCACAAAACGCGCACAGTAGCGCTTCCTTCGTGGATCACATCAGGAGATTGAACGCGTGAAACAAGCACTAGAAGACGTGAAGGCTTTTCATGAACTCGTTGGCCAACCGGTGTTGACCACGCCGCATTTGCCATCTGAAGAACGTCGGGCACTGCGTATACGGTTGATGGCCGAGGAAGTCGACGAGCTCGCTGATGCCGAGCAGGATGATGACATCGTCGAGATCGCCGACGCGCTCGCAGACATCGTTTACATCGCGTGCGGGACGGCGCTCGAGTACGGCATCCCGCTCGACAAGGTTTGGGCGGAAGTGCAGCGCTCGAATATGAGCAAGGCATTGCCCGACGGCAGCGTCATCAAGAACGCGGCGGGTAAGGTCGAGAAGCCAGACGGCTGGACGCCGCCGGATGTCGAGGGTGTGTTGCGAGAGGCGGGCTGGAATGGGTGAGACGATAAATCACCCTGCCCATTACGGCGGCGCAGAAAATCCGCACGAGCCCATCAAAGTAATCGAGCACTTCGGTCTTGGTTTCTGCCTCGGCAACGCAATCAAGTACATTCTGCGCGCGCCGTTCAAAGGAGCAACGATCGAAGATTTGAAGAAGGCGCGCTGGTATCTCGACCGAGAGATTCAGAACATGGAGAAAAAGAAGTGATAGAAGCCATCGAGCAGACGACTGGAAAAGACTGGACGCTTTTTCACGGCGACTCGTGCGAGACCATGCGCGGACTGCCTGACTCAAGCATCCATCTGTCCATTCATTCGCCTCCCTACCTCGGATTATTCCAATATTCCGCAACGCCACGCGACATCTCCAACAGTCGCGATGATGGTGCGTTTTGGGAGCACTACCGCTTCGTGATCGCGGAGTTGTTTCGTGTCATGAAGCCAGGCCGAATTGCGTGTGTCGATCTGATGAATGTGCCGAGTATGCTTTCGCGTGATGGCGTCATCGGGCTCAAAGATTTTCGCGGCGATGTGATTCGCGCGTACACGGAAGCTGGTTTCGTTTGGCATTCTGAGCACTGTATTTTCAAGTGTCCACTGATCGAAGCGACCAGAACGAAGAGTCTCGGATTGATGCATGGTCAACTCGTCAAAGACTCAGCCATGAGTCGAGCTGGCATCCCTCAGTACCTTGAGGCGTTTCGCAAACCTGGGCAAAACGCTGAGCCAATCACGCATGATAGTCCGCTGAAGTGGTATGGCGAAGACCAGCCTACGCACGGAAATCTCTCGCATGAGAACTGGCGCAGATACGCATCGCCTATCTGGTCTGACATCAGTTTCACGCGCACGCTGAACGCGAAGGCTGCGCGCGATGGCGATGACGAGCGCCACATCTGTCCGATGTCGCTCGACATCATCGATCGCGCGCTGGAGCTGTGGAGCAACCCGGGTGACGTTGTACTTGACCCGTTCAATGGCATTGGGTCTACAGGCCATTGCGCGCTTGGCGCTGGTCGCAAATACGTCGGCATCGAGCTCAAGACTTCCTATTACCAGCAGGCAGTGCGCAATTTGCAGGCGGTCGTGACGTCTTCTCAAACTGACATGTTCGCGGAGTTCGCATAATGGACCTCAAGATTTCAAAGCAAGCCCTCGTGAAACTACTCAGCCACGCCGTACCAGCAACCGCGCCTAAATCGCCGATGGCGATGCTTTCGCACGTGTTGATCGAAGCGAAAGCAGACGGCACGATTACGGCGCGCGGAACCGATCTCGTGCTCGCCGCAACGTCGTCGGCGCAGTGTGAGGTGACCACGCCGGGCTCGCTCGCTTTGGTCGCTCGCACGCTGCAAGACACGGCCAAGAAACTGCCAGCTGGCGACGTGCGACTGGTGCTCACCAAGGACGCATCTCGGCTCGAGGTGAAGGCCGGCAAGAGCTCGTTCAAGTTGCCATTCGTGGCCGGCGATGACTTCCCGAAACTTCCATCGTCGAGCGGGTCAACGTCACGCCTCGTGCTCCAAAGCAACGTGCTGGCGCAGCTCATCCAGCAGACTGCGTACGCGCGCTTGTTCGGCGACGATCGGCCAAACATCGCGTGCGTGCACCTTGAGGCGAATCGCTCTGGTGTTACGGCGGCTGCGACCGATGGCAACCGTCTTGCGGCAGCATCGAACGCGTTCATCGAAAATGAGAACGCTTGGCAAGACGTTTCGATCGGAGGGCGCTGCCTCGCTGATATCGCGCGCGTCGCATCGGACATGACCGAGCCAGTCACGCTCACGGCCAGCGGCGGTTACGTGCACTTCGAATGGCCCACTGTGATGCTGTCAGCGAAAACTACGGGAGAGCCATTCGTGCCGTGGCGCAAGGTCTCGGAAGGGGCGCTGAAAGACGCAATCGCATGTACCATCTCGCGCGCTGCGTTGAGTGACGCTATCTCCCGCACGATGGTTGTGAGCGACGACAAGACACAGAATGTAGTGATGACATTCACGGCCGGGCTCATCGTGCTCACCAACGAGTCGACCGGAAAAGGCAGCGCGCGCGAGGAAGTAGAGTGCGATTCGACCGCTGACTACGTCACCAAATTCAACGCGCAATTCCTGATCGATGCGCTGGCAGTCATCACCGATGACGATGTGAAGTGGTCGTGCGGTGACAACCTCACGCCGGCCACGATCTCGGGAGCGACCGACGCTTCAGCGTTCGCTGTTGTGATGCCGATGAGATCGGAGGTGGCGAAGTGACTCTACGCGTCGTGTGCCTCAAGAAGACGGTGGCAACCGTGCCCGGCGTGACGCCGGCCAGCTTCAGCAAACACGAGCCCGGCGAATTCGACTCCGACGACTGCGCGTTTTTGCGCGGCGTTCTACTCGCGCGCCGGATCACTTGCGAGCCTCACGAACGGTTCGCACTCGACCGGTTGATCGATCTGCTAACGGTGTGATAGCCGCTCAGGATCCTACGCAATTCGGCGCACGTACTCGCTGGCCGCCCGAGCGCGGGCCGCGTATATACGAGAATCGACGCAATCGTTCGGTTTGGTGTTCTGTAAAACGTACGCACGATAAACATTGCAGCCACGGCTCGCTGTGTGGGACATTCTCCAAGTCGCAATCAAGCGGCGCTGGAGGTTGGCTGCATGGAAATCGCAGAAATTTTTGATAAAACTGTCCGTGAAGTGCGCGACGAAATCTCGCACGATCACGACGGTCCGGTGACCAGATTCGTGCTCATTGCGCGCGCTCTGGATCTGGCAGATTTGTACGATCGCGACGCCATCTCCGAAGCGATCTACGCTGAGCTTGTTGAGCGCGGCCTGATGTCGCCCGACGATGAGCCATGACCATCACTGTCATCGTCAAAGGGTCGGCGACCAAGTGGGCGCCCTACTCGTACGGGCTAACCGGCGCCTCGCTGGCAGACCTGACGTATGCGCAGCAACTCGTGGTCCGCGTGGCCGTGCTCGACTTCGTCTGCTCGTGCAGGGCGTTTGAACTGGCGCCCGACGATTCGCCGGAGTGGTTCACGGCCGAGGTGTGATTAGTGTTGCATTACTACTTAGCTTGCTGTATTGAATCACCAATGACCACCTCCCCAAGAAGGAAGGCGAATTGCGCGCCTTCCGATGTGATTTCATACGTCCAAACGATGACCAAGCGCGACGGTCTGGTAACCGCCAGCGCAGCCATCGGAATCAACAGAAACACGCTACTTTCAATCGTGGCCGGGCTACCGGTTCTAGCTGGCACAGTGGCCCTAGTGCGACAACACATGGCGTCTAAGGTGGCAGTACAAGAGGAGCGGTAGGACATTGGATTGGACCAATGAAAACTACGTCCGTCTGTACACAAGAGACACTACCAACTGGAGACTTCTCGGGTGGGATGGCCAGTGTGTTTTAATGGCGCTGCTTCGCAAGGTCGACCGGTCAGGCGTCTTAGACGTTGGCGATTTACCGGCATGGCAGGGTGTAATGCTGCATGTAGGATGTACAGAGGAAATAGCACGCAAAGCTATGGAAATATTAGAGAAATCGAAAACCGTCACGTTTTGTGACGGTCGCGTCACGCTACCTGGATTCATGGATGCGCAGGAGTGCGTGAAGAGCGACAAGCAAAGGTCTCGTGAATATCGCGAGAGAAGGTCTTCTGGTTCAGACAAAACGCATCGTGATGGCACCGTCACGAAAAGTGACGAAAAAACACATAACGTGACGCATCCGTCACGTGAAAACGAGAAACGTCACGACGCGACCGAAATCGTCACGGACCGTCACTCTATGCTTAGCTCTCTCTCATTGCTTAGCGAAGCTTGTACTGCGTCGGAGACCGGGCCGTCACAAAACGTGACACCACCCATCACTCCGGCATCGCGAGAGCCAGCGCGACACAAGCCGCACCTCATGGATGCGATCTCGACCGAGTTCACCGCTCGCGGCAAGACGAGCCAGCACGCGTCTCCTGCCCAATGGGCTGCCGGCTGCCAGACGGTGCAGCAGGCGCTCGACCAGGGCTGGTACAAGACTGCGCCCGAGGCGATTTCAAGTTTCGCAAAAGCCGTAGCCCAAGCGTGTACACGTGAGAGCAAACCGGTAATCCTCGCATTCGCGCTGCAGCAAACTTCCCTGGCATCGCCCGCTGAACGTCCAGGAGCGCACCCAACTTTCAACAATTACGACCGGAGTAACTTGCCGTGAGCTGGATTGACGCAGCGAGAGAATCGCTCACGACAGAGACAGCAGAGCGGCTTGGCTACGAAGTCAAACGCGGGCCAACGGCCAGCCACACGAAGTGTCCAGCGTGCGGCGAAGAGCGGCGCCATCGCAAGACTCGCGACCGACGTGGCAGCGTGGGGATGCCCCACGAAGGCGGCTGGCACTGCTTCACGTGCTTAGCCAGCGGCGACGCGATTGATTTCGTGTCCTGGCACGTCGGCGGTTCAAGGTTTCGGGATTTGCCTGAAGAACGCAGGAGCGAGGTTAGGGCGTGGTTCGATGGTGGAGTAGCCTCGCCGCGTTTCGATGGCTCCAAGGTACCTTCTAGGCTCCGCAAGGACCAACTCCCGGCCGAGATGGAAAACTGCGACGCTGCTTACCCGCCGATTTCTCAAGTCGAGTCGCTTTGGGAGTCCTGCGTGGCCGTTGACGCGGACCGGGAAGTCACTGGCTACCTTGAAAAAAGAGACATCGCTGTCTCTGGTGTAGTTGAGCAGGACTGCGCGCGCGCGTTGCCGGTTGGGTTGGTTGTACCGGCGTGGGCCACCTATTCGTCGCGACCATGGAACGAAACGGGGCACAGGTTGCTTGTTCCGCTATTCGATCATCTCGGCACGATGCGCAGTCTACTGGCACGATCGGTGGCGCCTAACCCTGAAAAGAAGTCAGTGGGTGCGAGTGGCGGCTACCATCGTCGCGGTCTGATTATGGCTGCGACATTCGGGCGTCAGCTGTTAGTTTCTGGTCCAGTGCGCGGTCTGCACAGAACAGAAAACTTTCGACTTACTGTGTTTGAGGGGGAAGTTGATTTCTTACGAGGCGCTGCGAGTGGCGCTGACTGCGAGTTGAGCGACGCCGTATCGGCCTGCGGATTTCGCGGAGCCGTCGGTATCGTGAGCGGTTCGTTCACGCGCGACATCGCCGCGCGCGTTCCGAGGCACACAACGATCGTGCTTGCGACAGACGATGATGCTCAAGGAGATAAGTACGCATCGGATATCACTGCTCTCGTCGGAACCAAAGCAAACTACGAACGCGTGCGACCAGAGAAAGACTGAAATGAACGAGCCACGGAAACCTCACGACTTGGCGCTTGAAAAGGATCTCATCGCGACATGTCTGGTGCGCACAGAATCGATTCAAACAGTAGGCGTGTCCGAGGAAGACTTCGCGCTCGAAGCTAACCGTCTTGTGTGGCGGCACATGCTTGTGCTTTCTGAGATCGGCGAGCCGGTTGACTTGGTACGCATTCGGTCGCGATTAATTGACACTGATTCACTGGCCGCTGTTGGAGGAGAAGCGTTCCTCGCAACCTTGCGCAGCGTAGCGCCTTCGAAGAAGCTACCAATAGACCGTCTGCACAAGATGACGCGTTTGAGAAAACTGCGTGCGCAGGCCGAGGCTGTAGCGATTGCAGCAGCCGGAAACGATGCTGACTTGGCAGCGGCTGCGCTTGACGCGACGCAGTCGATGAACGCTGATTGGCCAGCAGACCGCGCCCCCAAGTCAACGCGTGAACTCGCTAATGAATGGTTTGCGTCTCTCGGACGCAATCCCGACGAAGGAACTGTGTCTCCTGGTCTTGACGCGCTCAAACGCATCGTCGGGCGTTTGGATGAAGGATCGATGACTCTGATTGGCGCCGACGTGAACGCCGGTAAAAGCAGCGTAGCGCTTGAGATGCTTTTCGGTGCAATCAAAGACGGCGATAGCGTCGGTTACCTCAGCTTCGAGGACCCCGAAAAAATAGTCACACAGCGCATCATATCGATGCTTGGCGAGATCAGCCCTGGCGCAGTCCGTAAGTACAAACAAGGCGATCCTGGAGAGAAGAAGATACACAAAGCGATGGAGGTAATGACCGCGTTGGGCGATAAGTTCATGGTCTCAAATTGCATCGGCATGAACGAACGGGAAGCGCTTGAGCAGATGACTCAGATGGCGCGAAGAGGCGCGCGTCTCATTGTTCTCGATTACATCGGCGTAGTCGGTTGTTCGCAGAAGCAGCAGGATAGGCGAAACGAGATTCGTTGGATCGCCACTCGCTTCAAAGCGCGCGCTGCTTTTTTGAAAGTGGCCATCGTCGTCGTGTCGCAATTCCAGCGCCCCAAAGAAGGCGATTCATCGCGCAAGCCGACTAAGCATTCGTTCCGCGAGTCAGGAGACTTGGAGGCGATGGCCGAGTACGCAATCGTGATGTGGCGCAAAGTCGAAGACGATTTCGCTCCTGTGTATTGCGAGCTGGCAAAGTCCAAAACAGGCGGCGTTGGCCTCGGCTGGCTCATGCAGCGAGAAGTGGAAGCACTTGATGGCCCGAAAGGGCAAGGCTCCGGTCGCTTGCTGGAAGTGTTCACGTACGAAGTCGCATCCAAACTATCCGGTAATCACAGACAGGTCGCCGCCGATCCGACTGGTCAAGGAAGATGGGACACGTAAAACATGGTTCGCGCTTGCTCTTCTCCCTTCTCCAGAGATACAACCGAGTAGGAGGTACACCGTGGAACCAAGTCAGAGCCAAGAAGAAGAGTACGCGTTGTGCGATATCGAAGCGCAACTCGACGATCTGCTCGAAAAACACAACGCGCATACGCGAGAGCTGAGAGTTCTGCGAACGAAGCTTGAGAAGGCCCGCAAGCAAGACGTAAAAGCTTTCGCGTTGCGCGAGCGCTGCGACAAGGAAGACGCAAAGGCCTTCGAGGCGCTCCGCGAACTCCACGATCTGGTCTGCAAGGTCAAGTCAGCGCCGAAACTGCGGGTGGTCAAATGAAGCCGTCAGACAAGCCAAACGGCATCGAGCGCCGCAAAGAGAAGAGCGGTTCGACAACCGTCACGCGCTGCTATCTGACTTTCGAAGGCCGCGAAGGCACGATCGTCGACTGGTCGACCGAGCTCGGTGTTGCGGCGCAGACGATTGCGCAGCGCATTTTTATGAAGTGGCCGCTGGACAAAGTCCTACGCAGGGAGCTCGGCGCAACGCTCAAAAGCGCATGGCCGGCACTCAATTCTGAGCCGTACGATTACGACGTGACTGCGCAGCGTTACATCGCAAAAAACGGCAGAATGTCGCGCGAAGAAATCGCCAAAGCCATGGGCATAAGCCGCATGCGTGTGGAGCAAATCGAGAAGTCGGCGCTCAAGAAAGCGCTTAGAACAGCGCGTGAGTTGGGTCTTGAGAGCCACCTGCGCAGCTTGTTATCGGAGGCGTCATGATGGCCATCATCGACTTCATTCTCGACTGGATCGCGTGGCTCGCGCGATGCGCAGTGCACCAAATCCGCGTCCATTCCGACATGCGCGACTTCGACAAGTGGCTCGAGATGCTCGAAGACGACGCGGAGCTGGGCGTGTGAAATATCAAATCGCCGCGCTTTTTGTGGACGCTAAAGGCATCTATCCGCGAATCGCTGATGATTGGTGGTGCGAAGAAAAAGATGCCCGGCTGTATGCGGGCCCTTTGCCAGTAGTCGCGCACCCGCCGTGCGCGAGGTGGGTGAACTACGCCGCGCTGAACTTCAAGCGCTACGGAGGCGAGCACAACCGGCCGGGCAACGACGGCGGGTGCTTTGCAGCAGCGCTGGCCAAGATTCGGGACTTTGGCGGCGTGCTCGAGCACCCGGCGTTTTCGCATGCGTGGGACGCGTTTGGGCTTGCCAAGCCTTCCGGCGTAGGGTGGGCAGTTGCAGTCGACGGGCTCGGCCTAGCGCGCAACGAATACGTTTGCGAAGTCTGGCAGTCAGCGTACGGCCATCGCGCCCGTAAGCGAACCTGGCTCTACTGCGTAAGCTGGTCCGCTCCGCCGGAGCTGCGGTGGCAGCGCGCTGCGGGCACGCATCAAATTGGATGGTTCGATCGAGTCAAACCTGTCCTGTCAAAACGAGAATCCTCGGCTACCACGCCTGAATTCGCTCACGCTCTTTGTCGTATAGCCGATAAATCACGATGAATTCAGCTGTCGAGTGGAGCGAGCGGATGCCACTCCAGCCAGCGCTGACAGACTTGCTTGAGACCAAGCGAAGCGCGAAGAGCGCGCCTGTTCTGAGCCCTTACGCAGAGAGGCGAGATAAGCGGGTCTGGCAAGTTGTGAGCCTGGATTTCTTGTCGCATTGGCTGAGTTCCTTTCCGGGATGCGTGGCCCATTGCAGCGATTGTGCCCAATGTACGCCTCGCGAAATCGCACGAAAGTTATTGCTCAGTAGCGGGTCAAAGTGTCAGAGTGAGGCGCACATGAGCGGGCGAAGTTGGCGCGCTGAACAGGAGACGCGGTGAAGGTTATCCATTTTTTCGTTCCGGTGAAAACCGTGTCAGAAGCGAACGCGCATGAGCACTGGCGCGTGCGACAAAAACGCGCGAAGCATCATCGATGGTCTGCTAGATTCGCAGCAGAACACGCATCGATAGCACCTAAGGAATATCCGATCACTGTGCGCATGACGCGCGTATGCGCTCGCAAGCTCGACTCCGATAATCTGTCTGGTAGCTGCAAGCACGTGCGAGATGGCATCGCTGATTGGCTCGGCGTCGACGACGGTCGCGACGATTTGGTGACATGGGAGTACGCCCAGTCCATTGGCAAAATAGTCGGCGTAGAAGTGTCAGCTTCGTTCAAAGGAACGCCATGACCGATGACGACTTCACGCCTCCCGATCTCACCAACGCATGCATGTGCGACGTCACCGAGATAACGCCGGGCGTTTGGCAGTGCGAATACGACGGCCTTGTAGCTGTCGGATCGAACTCTTTCGAGGCTGTCAGTAAGGTGTTTGCGATGGCCGCAGAACGCCACGAAGCAGAGTTGGCATTGGATGACGCGTGCGACCGCGCGCGCAAGGATGTGAACTGATGTTCGAAGTGCTATTTGTAGTGACGCTGTTGGCGCTACTGAGCGTAGCCGCGTTCGCTTACGACTTCTGGAAAGTCAGCAAAATACTCGCCAAGGAAGTGGACGATCTTCGCAGACAACGCGCTGATGACTGGTCAGTAAACGAGCAACTACGCTGCAGACTTGCTGAATCAGACCGCTTGATAGCGGTCAAGAAGCCAACGAACCGCGCGAGAAAACATCGGCCCGTGACGCATTGGTCAGCGCGATGACCACCACGCTCCGCTTCACCGGTCTCTATTACGATGAGTTCGTGCGCCTGGCGAAGCACGTGCCTACGCGCTCGTCAAACGAACATGGCTTGTACAACATGGAATGGGACGAACGCGACCGGCCGCTAGAATTCGAGCACCTCGGCGCATTCGAAGCCGCGGCTGCCATGGAGGCCGGATACGCTGTCGAGGGTGACTCAGCGCCTTACCGCGCCTTCCTGATTCAGCCGTTGCGCGTACCAGTGACCGCGGCGTGCGTGGAGTCTGATGCACGCAACGAGTGCTCTGCTGAAAGCGGGTATTGGAATAGTTGGAAGGGTCGGGACTAGTGCGCGTCAACAGCGACAATAGGCGCGTGGCCAGTATCGCGTGGTCCGAGTTGCCTCTCGGCG